TTGGAAGAAACTAAAAATTGGTTGAAGGTAACATATACTGTAGATAACGATTTGATTACAAGTTTAATTACTCAAAGTAGAGAACTTGTTGAAAATTATATCAATCAATCACTTGTTTTAACTACATTAGAAGTATGGTCATCTCCACGATCAATTTTAACTTTACCTTATGGTCCTATTATATCAATAATTAGTGTTACTACGACAGGTGGAACGGCTATTGATTATGAATATGATGGGTTTGAAATTATTTTTGAGCCTAATGTTTGGACACCAACGACGCCAGAGGCACCATTATATGTTAATACAATTACTACATATACGGCTGGTTATACAACAATTCCAGCTGGTTTGAAAATGGTTTTATTTGAAATCATATCATATATTTATGAAAATAGAGGTGATTCATCAGGATTAAATAATTTAATTTATCAAAATAAATTTTTACAACAATATAGAAATAAAATTTGGATATGAAAATAGGAAATATGAGGAGGCAAATATATTTATATGAAGTAACAACAGGACAACCTGATGGTATGGGTGGTTTTACAACAACGGAATCAGCAAGGGTTCAAACTTGGGTTGAAGTAAAGATACTTAAAGGTAAGCGAGCGTTTGATTTTAACCAATCATATAATTCACAACCTTATGTATTTACTATTAGGACTGATAGTTATTCTAATTTATCATATGATACTCAATTAGTATATGAAGATAATTTATATACTATATATTCAATATCAGATGATGATATGAAAAAATATACTGAAATAATAGCGTGGGTGTAGAGATAAAATTAGATATAAATAAAATATTAAAAGATTTTAAGACAAGTGAAAATAAATTAAATAATAAATTAGAAGCTTCACTTGATATGTCTGCTAATTTAATGCGTGCTACGCAGTGGAGTATTTTAAGAAGTAGAGTAATAACTTGGACTGGAAACCTTGCTAATTCAATTGAGGTAAAGAAAACAGGTAGATTTAGTAGAGAAATAGGACCAGTTGGTGTTATTTATGATAAATGGATAGAATATGGTGGAAAAGGGAACTTTTTTGGTTATCATTATGTAGGTAAAAGTTTTAAGAAACACCATCAAAATTTTGTTAAACGAATAAAAAATGATGTAAAAAATGCTTTATAAAGATCCAACAACAAAAATAATAAAGGCTTTATATCAGACATTATCTGGTATTACAGAGGCGGCTACTTATTCTTTTGTTCCAAACAATAAAAAAAATCATTATATTTTTATTGGTGATGTTCAATTGATTGAAAAGCAAGTATCTTGTTTTGTAGTAGCTGGTAGTTTTACAGTAGAATTATATACTGGAACAAATGGATGGACTGGAAGTCTTACAACTCCTTTTGATATAGCAGCCACTATAAAATCTAAAATTAAACCAAATAATAATAGTATTTTAGATTTATCGCCATCTCATACTATGATTTTTATGCGTATGATAAACGATTCCGGATTACAGCAAATTTCTGATACTGAAAAATTATATATAAATACAATTCAATATGAATTTGAATTACAACAAAATCCTGGTTATACTGAAAGGGTGATAGCCAATAATGGAGAATTAGAAAACCCTGATTGTATTTCTTTAGAATACAGATAAAAAAAAATAATAAAAAAATGGCATTGATACAAGGAAAAAATTTAGTAGTTAAGTTTGGAACAGGAGCAACATCAGGAGCAACTATGGATTCAGTATATTGTTCAACAACTTGCTCTTTAACAATTAATAATGAAGCACTTAATGCAACCTGTAAAGATAGTGGATCTTGGCAAGGTAATATAGCAGGTATTAGAAGTTGGGAAGTAACAACAGATGGTCTTTATAACCCAACCGCATCAGCTGGTGGTTTTATAGATATATCTGATTTGATACTTGATGATAATAATGTAGCTTATGTTCAATTCGGTCAAACTGGTGGAAGTGAGACAATCTGGTCAGGAGCAACTATGCTAACTACTTGTTCTTTAACAGGTGATATAGAAGAAACATCATCTTGGAGTGCAAGTTTCGCAGGAAATGGAGCATTATCAAAAACAACAAATTAATATGAAAATAGGTGGAGAAGATAGACCAGTTAAATTTGGTCTAAATCAATCGTTTGAATATTGTGAAATAAGAAATATCAGTATAACAGAAATGAATACTGATATTTCTAATATATCAAATGGAAATGGAAGTCAAATTAGAGACCTTATATGGAGTGCGTTAAAAGATGGAGCAAGATATGAGAAGGTTGATTTTAATTTTACAAATTTTGATGTAGGAGACTGGTTAGAAAGCACAGAAGATAATGTAATTCAAGATTTCTTTTCTAATTATTTATTGTCACTACCAAAATCAAATAAAGATGAAGATGTAAAAAAAAACAATCAGACGGAGAAAAAGACATAGTAGAAGTGTCTGATATTATATCATTTGGATCTGAAATGGGTTTTAAATATGAAGAATTCTTAAATATGACTTGGAGAGAGTATGAATTTTATAGTATTGGGCATTTTAGAAGATTGGAAAGAAATTGGGATTATACAAGGCATTTAATAGCCAGTATGTATAATTCAAGCGGACTTTCTAAGAAAAAAGTAAATGCAAAAGATATAATGAAACTTTCTTCAATTGATAAAATCCAACCATTTAAGAAGATTGATGAGAAATCATTAAAGAAAATAATAAAAGAATTCAATGGCGGATAATACAGCAACATCACTAAACGCAACGATAGATCTTGATAATTCTAATTTTATAGATGGTTTATCTAAATCTATGCAAGCTGTTGTTAGTTTTAATAATAAATTAGGACAAATACAACAACATACTGATACTTTTGGAGAACTATCTGATGGTTTAACTGATTTAACAGATAATTTATCAAATACAACTAATTCATTTATCAAATTCAAAACTGGTTTAGCTGATTTTAATACTGATAATATAGAAGAGGTATCAGAAGAGTTAGGTGATGTATTTACTGGATTAAAAGAATCCACTAATTCATTTGTAGAATTTAATAATCAAATAAATGATTTAAGGGGTAAGGACCAACAATTTATAAAAATAAATGATGCTATAGATGAATCAACAATTGAACTTATAGATTTAAATAAAGGTTTAACTGATACAGCAACATCTATAATAGATATAGGTAAGCAAGCTATAGACATAAAAAATACTGAAAAAAGTTTTGAAGGTGTATCAAAAGTAATCCAGAATACAACATTACAGACAACAAAATTACTTGGTGGTTTATCAAAGGCTACAACATCTATTATAAATATAGATAGTCAAATAAGGAAATTTAGAAAAAATGAAGATGTTTTTGAAAATCTTGGTGATGAAGTAGATTTCTTTGGTGATGAAGTAGAAGATACTATTGGACCCCTTCAAGATATGGGAGAGGAAATTGAGGATGCCTCAAAAGAGACCAATAATTTTGTAGGAGTTTTAGCAGCAGCAGGTGCAGGTGTAAAAACACTTGGAAATGCTATTACTGAAAACGATGGTGGAGACACATTTGCTGAAGGTATGGGACGAGCAACAGTAATAGGATATACATTTAGAAAAATGTTAAGGTCTGTTCTTGTTATGTTTCCACAAATTGCTATTGTAGTAGGAACAATTGTAGGTATATGGAAAACTTGGGGTTTTGCTATTAGGTCAATCAATCTATATATTAGAGAGAATATACAGGCTCAAAATGAATTAAATAATTTAACATCAGGTGTAAAGGCGTATGCTACTGCTTGGAGAGATGTAAGTTTAGCATTTGGTAAGTTTCTTTTTCCAATGAAAAAGTTTTTCGCGGAAGCCAGAAATTTATTCTTAACAGATTTATTGATGGATTTAGGTTTTGAAGAGAATATAAAGGCAGCAAAAGAACTAATAGCACTTCAAAACAAACTCAATTCAAGTTATAATACTACAATTTTAGCAACACAAAAGTTAAAATTTTTAGGAGAAACAAATTTATCCATAGCAATGGATAGTGATGAACGATTAGATAAAAGGTATGAAGCATTAAGTAAATATAAAAAGGCACAGAAGGAAATAATAGATTTAAATTTACAACTTGCTAAAGATGATCTTAAACTCTTTGAAGGGATAGCAGATCCTGAAGGGGTAAACGCAGATAAGATTTTTCAACTTAAATTAGAAATTGAAGAATTGACTTATTCTTTAACACGATTAGATAGGAAAGTAAAGACGGTTAAAAAAACAATTGACGATGCTCTTTATAAAAATCCACCAGCAAGAGGTTTAATAAATATTATAAATAAAGAAATAGAAGATTTACGGGTATTAGAAAAAAGTACATTTAACCCTAAAAAAATAATAGAATATAATAAACAGATACAAGATCTAATTGATAAAATAAAGTATCTACGAGAAGGAAAGCCAGAAATTGTTTATAACATTAAATTTGAAAAAACTGACGATTTTGAAGGTATAGATGATATTGATATAGATGAAAGTGATACCAAACTTCCTATTGTAATACCTCAATTAGGTTCTATTGATCATATGCGACAAATGCTCTCTATGTGGAAAGATTTACGAGATGCATCAGTAGTAGGGTCAAACGCATTTGATGTATATGGTAAATCAATTGAAAATTGGTCAAAGAAACTTGAAGACGCATTATCAAACACAAAAAAATTAAAAGAGGAAACATCAAAATTAGGATCAGCTCTTACAGATTTAGCAGCACAAGGTATATCAGCAGCATCAAAAGCCATTGGTGAAATGATTGGTGGTGGTACAGAAGATGCGCTTGAAAATTTTATATTAGGAATAGCAAATTTACTACAAGGGTTTGGTGCTCTTTTAGTTGGGTTTGGAACATCACTATTAATTTTACAAACAAGTATGAACCCTTATGCTATGATAGCGGCAGGAGTAGCACTGATTATAATTGGAGCAGCTATGTCTGCTAAAATGGGATCTATATCAGACGCAGCAGGTGGCACTGCATCAACAGGTTCTGCTGGTGGTTCAAGTGGTTATGATTGGAATAGAGAAATAGCTTTGGACGCAGGTGGTTCAGGTGGTTCAGGTGGTGTATTTGGTGATTTTGGTTACAAAACAATACAGGTAGAAGGAAAGTTATATGGAGAAGGGAGTGATTTAGTAGCTGTAATAAATAAAACCAATAATAAAAAAAGCGGAATAGGTGGCATATAAAATACAATACGATGATTTTGATGGTAAGACAACTATTATATCAATTTTTAAAGGGGTTGAAAGCGGGTATGCTCTTGACTACAAAAATAGAGTATATGCTGATTTTGTTGAAACCATATATTCTACAACAATAGAAACAGAAGTAATAGCAACAGGACCAACTGGTATGCCACCTGAATATGGTGGTATGGAGTTATGTAGTATCACATTTGAACCCAGGACATTTCATTTTAAACAACAAAGAATAACTTTTGAGCATTTTGGATATGAAGCAGGTAATGGTGTATATGGTGAGGGAAATTGGCCTACTGTAACTAATTGTCCCTCTAATAGTTATTACAAAACACAATGCGAACCAGAGATAGTAGGCACTACAACTTCAGGTGGAACATATGAAGGAGCAATTTGTTTAAGAGATAAAATAGATAGGCTCAATGGAGAAGGTAGAGATTTTTGTGCTGGTGATGAACCTTTAAGAATTGAGTGGTATGCAACAGATAAATATACAAAAATTTTAGGTAGTGGTGTTGATATACAAATGATTATACAAAACGAAACTGATGGAGCAGCATTATTAAAAATACTTGATGGTGGTTATTATATAACCATAACAAAAGATGACGAGATTTTTTGGTTAGGTAGATTGACGAGTAGATACTATACTGAACCATATAAAACTTATCCTTATATGATCACTTTAACAGGATCAGATCAAGTTGCTACATTAAATAAGTATCAACCAATAATGATTGACTATAATTTACCAGATACTATGTCGCAGATTTTACAAATTTTTAATAAAGTATTAGTAGGTGAGCATATGTATCCTGATAATTTTGTTGGAAATAAATTAGATACATTATGGTTTGGAAATAGAATAACTCATGAAGATTTTACAAATATATTAGAAGGAGTTTATGCTGATCCATTAAACTGGATGGATAAAGAGACAAATGAATATGCTTCATATAAAACAATATTAGAAG